CTCCCTGTCAAACTGTTAGCCCTGGTGCTGGAGAGCGAAGTCGGCACGCCTCCTGCTGATCCCGCACAGGGCTAACAGTTTGACAGGGAGTTAAGGAATGGCCCAGATCAACATATTCGAGATGGGCAGCCTCGACGGCAAGAAGCCCGTCATCAAGGTTCCCTTCAATGCGCAGCAGGCAAAGACCGCTTCGCCAAGCGATGCGTTTAAGGGCGGCACGCGGTTCGTTCGTGTTCAGACCGATACGGCTATCTATGTGAAGTTCGGCCCGACCGGGACAACTGCAACCACGGTGACAGACTATAAGATCGCGGCCAATTCGTATGATGATTTCGAGGTTGAACCTGGGCAGATTATGGCATGGACGACGTAAAGCCAGCCAAAGACGAGAAGGGCCGATTCATAACCGGCAATATCGGTGGAGGCCGGCCTAAGGGCGCGCGGTCAAAGTTGGGTGAAGCATTCGTAGAGGCGCTGCAAGCCAGCTTCGAAGAACATGGACCTGAGACAATCGAAACCGTCCGCGTCGAGAAGCCTGATCAATACCTGAAGGTGATCGCGTCGCTTCTCCCGAAGGATGTGAACCTCAATCTCAACGATGAGCGAGAGCTGACGGATGAGCAGCTTGTCGAACGCATTAGAACCCTCAACGCGGCAATCGCTCCTTTCATTGCTGGCGGATCTGGAGCGGACGCAAACGCTGATCCAGCAGCGAAACGCAAAGCGCGGGCTGCAAGCGTTCACTGAGTACGTAAACCCGGCCTATCAAGCGGCTGGGCATCATGCACTTATCTGTGGAGCGCTGGAGCAGGTAGAGCGTGGTGAGATTGACCGCCTGATGATTTTCATGCCGCCTCGCCACGGCAAATCGGAATTGGCGAGCCGCAAGTTTCCGGCATGGTATCTCGGCAAGAACCCGCACAAGCAGATCATCGCAGCGAGCTATAACAGCGACCTTGCAATGGATTTCGGGCGCGATGTCCGCAATCTTGTTGCATCGCCTGAGTTCAATGACGTGTTCCGCGATGTAGAGTTGCGCGAGGACAGCCGAGCCGCGAACCGCATGAACACGTCTCACGGGGGCGCTTACGTCGCTGCGGGTGTGGGTACCGCTGTTACTGGTCGCGGCGCGCATGTGTTGCTGATCGACGATCCCTTCAAGGATCGCGAGGAAGCGGACAGCGAGCGCCGCCGGCAGATCGTGGACGATTGGTTTCGTTCCACAGCTTACACGCGGTTGATGCCGGGGGGCGCGATCGTCGTCATTCAGACGCGCTGGCATGAGGATGATTTGGCCGGTCGTCTGCTTGAACGCGAGGGCACAAAGGAAGACGGAGGCGAATGGACGGTCCTGGACCTTCCCGCGATCGACAAGGGCGGAAAAGCTCTCTGGCCTGAATGGTATGACGTTCCGGCTCTCAACCGCATCAAGGCCAGCATCGGCCCGCGCGAGTGGTCGGCGCTCTATCAGCAGAAGCCGCAGCCCGACGAAGGCACGTTCTTTCAGCGCGATTGGCTTCCCGAGTGGACAGACAAACCTAAGCATTTACGTCTGTACGGGACGAGCGACTACGCCGTCACCGATGCGGGCGGCGATTACACGGTGCACCGCATCTGGGGCATTGACGAGAACGACAAGATTTACCGTCTCGATGGCTGGCGCGGACAGACCGCAGCAGATGAATGGATCGAGCGAAAGATTGACCTGATCGCCAAGCACAAGCCGCTCGCATGGTTTGGTGAGGCTGGAGTCATCGAAAAGGCCGTCAAGCCCATGCTATTGCGTCGGATGCGAGAGCGTCAGGTGCATTGCCGCATGGAATGGCTGCCTAGTATCCACGACAAGGCAACGCGGGCTCGCGGCTTTCAGGCGCGGGCGAGCATGGGAATGGTCTGCGTCGAGCCTGGGGCTGACATTAGCGAGTTTCTGTCATTCCCAGCCGGCAAGCATGACGACGAAGTGGACGTAGCGGGCCTGATCGGTCGCGCACTGGACCAGGTTCATCGGGCGATCGTGCCCACGACTATCAAGCCGACCAACCCCGCTGATCGGTACAGGCCACAGCAAAACGGAGGTGCAGACGGATGGAAGGTTATGTGACCGCTTCATCCGATCAGACGCCCGATGGCGATCTTGCCAAGTATAAGCGCATGTTCACCGAGGCGCAGACTGTCACCGAGCAGGCACGCATCGAGAGCCAGACCGACGACGATTATTACAACGGCTATCAGTACACCGCTGATGAGCGCCGCATACTTTCCGAGCGAAAGCAGCCTGATAACATCTTCAACCGCGTGCGTCCCGGCGTCATGGGGTGGCTTGGCGTACTCAAGCAGGGCAAGACCAGCCCACGCGCCTATGCCCGCAATCCCGATGATGAGGATTCGAGCGACGTAGTTTCCAAGGTGCTGCGCTTCATCTCGGATGAAACGCGGTTCAATGACACCCGCATTGATGTGTCAAAGGACTATCTGGTTCAGGGCACTGGCGCTGTAATCGTCGAGCCCAACGAACAGGGGCGCGTTGAGGTCACGCACATTCGCTGGGAGGAGTTCTTCTACGATCCGCGCAGCCGGCGGCAGGATTTCCACGAAGCCCGCTACATGGGCATGGCGAAGTGGATGTATGCCGACGACGTTGAGGCCATGTACCCTGACTTCAAGGGTCAGCTTCAGTCCGGCATGGATGCCGCGATGGTCACGATGGGGACCACGTTCAACGACAGGCCTGTCAATGGTGCGGTGACGTGGATTGACCCCAAGCGTCGCCGTGTTCTGGTGGTCGAGATCTACCACCGAGAGGGCAACAAGTGGTATCGCTGCCGCTTCTACGGCAATGGCATTCTCGAGCAGGGGCTTTCGCCATACCTGGACGAGCGGGGGAAGCCGACCAACCCGATTATAGCCCAGACGTGCTACATCGATCGCGAGAATAACCGCTACGGCATCGTGCGCGATATGCGCGGTCCACAGGACGAGATCAACAAGCGCCGCGCCAAGCTGTTGAACCTGATCACCATGCGTCAGCTATTGACCACAGTGGAGGGCTTCGACGCATCGGCCGATGTCGCCCGCGTTCAGGCGGCTCGTCCCGATGGCGTTATCCCATTCGGATTCCAGCCAGCAGACCTGAATACGCAGATCACTGGGCAAATGGAACTGCTCAACCTGGCCATCCAGGAAATTGAGCGCATGTCGCCCAATCCGGCGATCCTTGGGCGTTCGGGAGAGGATCAGTCAGGGCGTGCGCAGCTGGTCCGCCAGCAAGCTGGCATGACCGAAGGCGCCGTCGTCATGGGCGGCATCGAAGAATGGGAGCTTCGCGTCTATCGGGCGTGCTGGACCCGCGCCAAGCAATTCTGGAAGGCGCAAGACTATATCCGCGTGACTGATGATCAGAAGGCGCCTGAGTATATCGGGATCAACCAGCCGGTTGTTCAGCAGGTGCCTGCGATCGTGCAGCATCCCGAGACGGGTATGCCCATGGTCGGCACGCAGAACGTTATCCTGGGCTATAAGAACGCGCTTGCCGAAATGGACGTGGACATCACGCTCGATACGGTCGCGAACACTGCCAACCTACAGCAAGAGCAATTCCAGATGCTGGCCGATCTGGCCCGCGCCGATGCGATCCAGATCCCGCTCCCGCTGCTGATCCAGATGTCGAGCCTGCCGAACAAGTCGGAATTGCTCGACCAGCTCAAGGAAATGACCAGCCAGCCGCCCACACCTGAGCAGATGCTTGAGGTGCAGCAGAAGCAGGCTGACGTTGAAAAGACCAAGAGTGAAGTTGTCCGCAACGAGGCTGAAGCTGCGTCGAAGATCGGCGCCACGGCAGTTCAGGCCGGCAACATGCACTTGAACGCGCTTACTGCTGGGATGGAGTCCGTACAACCTCCGCCCCAGCCTCAGACCGCCGCCGGGTAATCGGGCGAACCGCAGCCACAGCGTATCGTGGCAACCTGCCGCCGGGGACCGGGCGCATCGTGAAGCAGCCGACGACAAAGGCTGTCAGGGGATACAATGGGAAATCTGGACTTTCTGAACGCCTCGGAAGAGGCGAATGACGACGCACATGTGGAAGAGGTGGTTGCGACCCCCGAACCCGTGGCAGCGGAACCCGCGCCTGTAGCCGAACCGGCCCCAGCGCCCGAACCCGCGCCAGCTCCAATCGCTGAAGCCAAGCCTGACATTCCGCCTGGGCACGCGCCCATCACGGCGCTGTTGGACGAACGCGAGAAGCGCAAGGAACTGGAACGCCAAATACAGGAGCTGCAGCGCCAACAGCAGGCGCCCAAGGCTCCCGATCCTGACGAAGATCCCGAGGCATTCAACCGCTTCCAGATCGATCAGGCGAACATGGCCGTCATGAATGCCCGTCTCGACATGTCTGAGGAATTGGCCCGTGAAAAGCACGGGAACGAGACCGTGGACGCTGCCCGAGATTGGACTCTCACTCGTTTCCAGAACAATCCCGCATTCCGGGATGAAGTCCTGTCCCAACGCAACCCCTGGGGTTATGCAGTTCAGCAATTCCAGCGCCATAGCGCGCTCGATAAGCTGGGCGATGCAAGCCAGATTGACGCCTTCCTAGCGTGGCAAACCGCGCAAGCGACGGGCGTTCCCACGACGCAACCGGCGGCATCTGTCGCCACACCTGAACCCGCTCCCATTCCATCTCGTTCCCTCGCTTCCGCCCCGTCTGCGGGTGGTGGCGCGGCTCCGTCTGAGCCGACCGGGCCGGGTGTCGGATATGCGAGCATATTTGGACAATAAGCCATGTCAGAAGTCGTTCTTGCTTCTGCTAGCGTAAAGCAGAAGTGGATCGCGAAGTACTTCCAGGAGTACGTCCGCGATTCTCGTTTCATGAAGTTCATGAGCAACGCCGACCTCAACAAGGGCGGCATCATCCTTACCCGTTACGAGCTTCAGCAAGAAGCGGGCAAGACCATCAACATCCCCTTCATCGGCCGTCTCACGGGCTCGGGCGTCACCGGCTCGGAGATCCTCGACGGTGCGGAAGAGGAGTTGACAAACTACAACTTCCCCATCTCTATCGACTGGCGTCGTAACGCTGTCCGCGTTCCGAAGTCCGAGAGCTACAAGACGGAGATCAATCTCCTGAACGCAGCCAAGGACATGCTTCAGGTCTGGGAATCGGAGAAGGTCCGCGACGACATCATCAAGGCGCTTTCGGCTGTCATCACTGACACCGCAGGCACCACGGTGAATTTCGACGCGGCGACCGCCGGCAACAAGAACACTTGGACTGCGGCCAACTCTGACCGCATCCTGTTCGGCAACGCCCTTTCGAACTACAACGCCACCTTCTCGACTGCGGCGACCAACGTCACTGCTTCGATGAAGGCAAGTGCTGCCATCTTCGGGCTCGGCAAACGTCTGGCGAAGGCGGCCAATCCCCGCATTCGTCCGTGGCGCGTGGACAGCATGGAGGGCCGCGAATTCTACGTGGCGTTCCATGGCGCCCGTTCGTTCCGCGACCTGAAGGCGGACACCACCATGCAGACCGCCAACACGTCGGCTCGCGCTCGCGAGGATGACGGCTGGAAGAACAACCCGATCTTCCAGGACGGCGACCTGTTCTATGATGGCGTCCTTCACCGCGAAGTCCCGGAAATCGACGATTACTGCGCGACTGCCGGTTTCAACGGCATCGGTGGCTCGTCGGCTGACGTTCGTCCGGTGTTCCTGTGCGGTTCGGGTGCGGTCGGCATTGCCTGGGGCCAGGAACCGACCCCGCGCACGGACTACATCAAGGATTACGGCTTCCGTCCGGGTGTCGCGATCGAAGAATTGCTGGGTGTCAAGAAGATCAATTACAATGGCGTGCAGAACGGCATTGTGACGGTCCTCGTTGGCGCTGCGGCTGACTCGTAAGGAGACCTGAGCAATGGCTACTTACACCTCCACGCACATCGCGAACAAGCGTCCGACCGCATATCACGGCTTCCGCCGCAATGTGCAGACGGCTCGCGCCGTAGTCGCGTGCACCGCCGCCCCGACCACCTCGGATACGCTCAACTTCTTCGACATGCCCGCAAATGCTGTCGTGGTCGGTGGCTATCTGAAGTCGGACGACATGGACACGAACGGCTCGCCTACCATCACTCTCAATATCGGTGATGCGGGCTCGGCCACGCGCTTCTTCTCGGCCTCCACCGTCGCTCAGGCGGGCACGGCGGCTGTTGAGAGCGCGGCAAACGGCCTGGGCTATCAGTTCACGTCGAAGACGCGCGTTACCGGCACGGCTCAGGCCAACGCCGCAACTGGCGTCGCCGGCAACGTCGAACTGTGCCTGCTCTACGTGGTCGAGGACTCGCAGACCTCGTAACCCTCTAACGACCTCGGGAGGCTGTATGGCAACCTGTCGCAAAATCGTGACCGGAGGCTTGCAGCTTCTCGGGGCCTATGCGGGTGGGGAAGACCCAAGCGATGACGATGTGCAGACTGGCATGTCCGCCCTGCAAAGCATGTTTCTTGCTTGGGTCAACTCCGGAATGTTTGGACGGCTCCGCGATATTTACGTGACCGCCGACTACACGGCAAAAGAAGGTGAGCGCGTGACCGCCGCAACCGGCGTTACCGTCACTGTCCCGACAATCATCAACAATGAATCGTCCTGGCCCTACGGCTTCTGCGGATCGGTGCCGCAGCGCACACCGCGCGACCTCGCGTTGATCGAGGTGTCGCAAGATGGCGCCGCCACGGATTATCTCTATGACCGCAACGGATGGGTCACCATCAACAATCTTGGCCTTGACGACGAATGCCCCCTGTCTGAGCGCGGAGAGCGTGGCTTGATGGGATGCGTGGCATTCGAACTTGCGGGCGACTTCAACATGGCAGTGCAGCCTAACGTGGCGCGCCTATCGTCTCAGTTTCGCACAATGCTTTCCCTCAAATACGGATCGACCCAAGATCCGACGCCGGTCGAGTATCTGTAGTGGTCGCCATACCCTTCGGCTTCAACGCATATCGAAGGAATGTCGGCCAGTTCAGCGAGACGCGCCTGGTCAATCAATATGCCGAGATCGGTTCGGACAAGAGCTTTCGCCTGATCGGTCGTCCGGGTCTGGCGGAGGCTTACAGTCTGGCATCGGGTCCGGTGTACGGGGTCTATGCGCAACCCGGTTCGTTCAATGGCGATCTGTTCGCCGTAGCTGGCGGTGGGCTATATCGGCAAGGATCGCTGGTAGGGCCACTTTCGACAGCCTCGCGCGTCAGCATGGCTAGTAGTGAACTAGAGTTGTTGGTTGCGACCGGCGCTTCTATGTATCGCTACGATGGAACTAATATTGCGACTGTCTCATTTCCAGATAATGCTGGCGAAAATAGCGTAGTTTATTTTGCTGGACTGTTCATTGTAGCCCGCACTGGCACAGAGAAATTCTACTGGTCAGCAGTTCTAGACGGATCAACATGGGATAGCCTGTCGTTCGCGTCAGCAGAGAGAAAGCCTGACAATCTCGTTGGTATCATCGTGGTCGGTGATGAAATATGGATGGGCGGCGAGAATAGCTGGGAGTTCTGGGTTTCGACCGGCAATGCCGACGCTCCCTTTGAGAGGGTAGAGGGTCGGGTTTATGATCGCGGTGTCATCAACCGCGATAGCATGGTCAATTTCGACAACACTGCCGCGTGGGTCGGTCAGGACAAGATCGTCTATCGGGGTGGTCCTGTTCCCCAGCGCATTTCTGACTATGGCGTGGAGGAGCGGCTCGCAGCCTCTGCTGACAGCGAAATACATGTCTGGACCTTCAAATGGAACGGCCATGAATTTCTGGTGGTCAATACGGATCAGGGCTCCTTCGCTTATGATGTGGCTACCCAGCAGTGGGCTGAGTTCAAGAGTTGGAATCGCGCAGGCTGGCGCGCTCATCTGGGGTGCATGGTCGGCTCTACGGTTTATGCCGGCGACGACACTAACGGTACGATTTGGACGCTCGAACAGGATCAGCTTTTAGATGGCACCGATGCCATCGAGCGCATTTCCTCGGCCATCATCCATCTGACGGGGAAGCCTCAGCTACTCAACAGCGTGCATGTGGACATCTCACCCGGTCAAACCCCGTCCCTGACCGGGCAGGGGTCGAGCCCGGTAGTCGAACTTCGGCTGTCTCGCGATGCCGGGAAGACATTCGGAAACTGGCGCTCGGCCCCCATCGGCGGACAGGGTGATTATCGCCGGCGCTCCTTCTGGACGCGCTGCGGACTGGTTGACGAGCCGGGGCTTGTTCTGGAGTTCCGCACGACCGACCCTGCTCCATGGACGCTTTCGGGTGTCAGGATCAACGAACTTGCGGGTGGCCGTTCGCGATGACGATCCGGCTTAATAGCTCCAACCCGGTTGTGGACAGCCAGGGGCGCCCGACCAACGAGTTTCTTCGCGCACTCAACGATTTCATCACCAGCACGGTTACGGCGGCACTTGCCAAGCAGACGGCGGATCAGGCTGTGACGGCGGCAGCGACGGCACAGGATGCTGCTGCTGCTGCTGCTGCGGATGCCGCTTCACGCCAACCTGCCAGCACGTCTCTGACCAATCTGGCGGCGCTGAGTGGTACGGGGCTTGTTGAGCAGACCGGGCCAAACGCATTCACTGATCGCGGAATAGGCGTTGGGAGCGCTTCTACAATACCGACCCGCGCCGATGCGGATGCGCGCTACGTCAAGCAAGGGCAGGCTGCGAGACCATCCTACTCTCCATATGGAGGGCAGGCGGTCAGTGCGGCGTATGTCCAGTCAGAGGCTCAGGACAGACAATGC